TGTTGCACCTACTCCAGGATTCTGATAAAATCTAAAGTTTGATGTTGCTGCAGGGCTTGTCTGTGTTGTAGGGAACTGACTATTTAATACATCTCCAAACATACCACCAATGCCTGCATACTGTGCAGCCTTTTGAGCCGCAAGTGTTGGAGTTACCCCACTCATAGTCTGTTGTGGCTCAACCAATCCAAGACGCTGTTGCTCTGCAATCGCCATCTGACGCAAACGAGCTTCGTCACTCAAACTTAATCCTTGCTGTAGAGCACCAAAACCTAAGTTCTCAATACCACCTGCTTGTGACAATGCAGCCTGATAAGGTGCTAGTGCCTCACCAAAGGCTCCATAGGCTCCTCTACCGGCTGTGAATAACCCTTGAGCACGTGCAAGATCTCCAGCGTTGTCTGACCGTGCTGGGTCTTAGGACTCTGCTGATGTCTGAGCTTGTTGACGTGCAATGGCTTCCTGTTGTGCTAATGCGTATGGGTTCACACGAGCACCTGTACCAGTCTCTGTAGCCAAACCAGTCAATCCTTTAGCAGCTAGACCACTCAACAGTCTTTCTTGTGCTTCAGCACGTCCTGGAGCCTGTATTGCCTCTAATCGAGCATAACGCTCTTGTGCAGCCTGCATAGGATCAAGCTGAACTGCACCGAGGGCTTCTTGACCCATACCAAAGTACTGTTGTGCTAGATCACCGTACTGCTGTCCTGCCTGTGCAGCCTGAGACAACATACCAGGCATCAAACCCATCAACTGTTCTTGCTGTGCAACTAGTGCAGGGTCTATATTGTACCCTGCAGAGACTAAAGCACCTGTTTCAGGATCGATCTCGTAATCTGCAGCACCAAAGCGTGTGCTAAAGCCTATAGGACGAAACTTAGCAGCCTCTGCAGTTAATCCACGGCCTTCACGCTGTGCAGCCGCTAAAGCCTCTGCCTGCTCACGAGTCATCTGAGCACCGGCCATGCCTCCTAGTACTTTAGAGCCACCGCTTACAGCACCACCAAGTGCACCACCTAGTGTGCCGCCAATTTTAGCACCCATAGGCCCACCAACAGCACCGCCTAATGCAGTACCTGCTACTGAGCCAAGTGATCCTACTAAACTACCCATAATGTTTTCCTGTTACGAATACCTGTTTAAGTTGTCCGTCAAGTGTTAAAATATCTTGTACATATTCAAAGCCAAACATTGACAGAAACTTCTGGTGTTTGGTGTCTTCTGGTTCATGTAGAGCAAAGATATGCCCACCATGTAATCTTTTTAGTTGTTCAAAGTCTTGTTTTAGTTTTTCTTTGACTGTCTTAGACCAAGGTGATTTAAGATCACAATGGATAAATGTTAAGCCTTGGAAGTCTTCGTAGCGTATAAGATAATCTTTGGTCTCTGCTACTTTAAACTTCATACTCTATTAAATTTTAATACAAGCAAGCAAAGCTACGTTGGTTGGACGAGTTTCAAGTTCTGCTGTGGTATCTGAGCCAGTCTTGAAGTCATTGATTTCATCAACCAAGAAATTCATAGCATCAGTTTGGTTACTGTTATCAACACCACCGCCTGTATTTCCTGTTTCACCTGCACCACCAGACATGGCTAAATACTTGTAGTAGCCTGCATAGAAATCAGATTCACCTTCGTTACTAAATCCATTCGCAGTGGTGTTGTTCTTAGCCATCAAGTGGTTGTGATCTGAAACAGCATCGTCCTGTTCACTACCAAACACACGGCCAGCATCTTTGCCTGTGGATGCATTATCATTGTAACCACGAATACACTGACCTTGTTGGTCTGGTAGGTTAAACGTAGATGATCCGTTACCTTCACCGAACGTAGTACCGATAGCATCCAACAGATCAGAATACGTAGTACGGCTAACTGCAGAACCATCACAGACTAAATAGCCTGTAGGTGCTGTAGTCATTGCAAAGTGAAAGACAGCTCCTGGTGGAACTGCTAAAGGAACTGCAGATGTATCAGCTTTTGTAGCGATGGCAGTAGAGATGGCATTGAACTCATTGTCAATTTCAGTGCCTTTTACTTTCTTATTTGCATTACCAGGAGTCAAAGCATCCTTTTCAGCAAAGTTAGTAATCTTAGTGTAATTACTCATGTGATCATTTTTCCTTTCTTAGCAAAGATGTCTATCTTTTGAATAGATAAAGCACCGCCATTGATTTCAATTTCTATGCCTAATTGCAATACAGCACCTTTACCGCCTGCATGCAAAGAAATGTTACCTAAAATAATACCTGATGAGTATTCAGCTTCATTGTCAACATCATCATCAGAGAAATACTCATCTACGTTGTATTCAGACGAGCCATCATCTGCTAATGCAAACACTGTATTACGATAGACAGAATTATAATCAAAGGCCCATTTAAGCTGACCTTCTTGCTGTCCTGAGCCAATCATAGCCAATCTAACTTTCTTTAGAAGACTTTCTGCTGTAGCGTCACCTAAGTCTAGATAGTTGGTATAGTATGATAAACGATAGGCAGAACCGTTGTCTGTATAGCCTGTGTATTGTCCTAGATATGCTTCTTGTCCAATCAACAGAGTATTATCATTTAAAACTGCAAATGCTGTAGGCTCTATTCCAGTCCAAATTGTAGCTCGTCTACTACCATCTTCTAACTGTGTGCGCATATCAAAACAATACGTAAAACCAGTAATAGGCATTGTCAGTAGATAAAATGCATCCAATGGGGAATAAATTGACTTAATACGATACTCTGATTCACCGTCTGCATACTGTACAAGCTCATCTCGTACATTCTTAGACACATCACCGATAGGAGATGATTGCTCTTGAATCACACGTCCAATAGTGCGTACACCTTCGCTGGACAAAAACACTACATCTGTACCTACATTCTGCACAGAGTCTCGTGCAATACAGCCAATGCCTTTAATATGATCTACCATCTGGAATGAAGTACCGGTAGGGTCTTCTGCACCGGTAAAGAAGGCAATGTTACGTCTACCAAAGATAACCAAGCGATTGTTGTATGAAGTAATTGCAACTACGTTGTCATCTTCACCGAAGATTTCACGCATATTGAGCTGACCAGAGCCAGTACCTGTGAAGCTCTGTGGTTCTAAAATCTTTGACCAATAAACCGTATAATCTTTTGCTACCCAAGCTCTATTAAAACATGCAGCTCCACAGGTTGGTTCATCTGATGGAGGTGGTGCAGCAAGTTCTTCATACTCTGCAGCAGTGCCATCATACAAAACCATTGTGTGCCCTGCTTGGACGAACAAAGATTTGTTATTATAACTAATGATCTGCCAGTCATCATCCGTAATAGAAACTGATGTGCCTGAAGCAGCTGTTAATTCTACTGGATCAAAGTTACTGTCTAGTTTCCACAGCTTGTTGTTTGCTGTAAACAGTACAGTCAATGTACCATCTGTATTCGTATGCTCACCGATTGCTCGAATAGCACCTGTTAGGTCTGTTTCAGCATTCGAGTACTCAGTCCAACCTTTACGAGCACCAATACGTCCAAACTTGTCAATGATGCAGTTATTTGCCTCTAAAGCAAAGCCATTAGAAATAGTAATACCAGAGTCTTGGGTGTTAAGCCCAAAGAACCCTGGTGCTGCAATGGTAAGTGCTCCGAGTGGACCAGCCATTAGACTTCATTCCAAATAAGTTCAGAAGGAAAGTGATTTGCTTCGATAGCAATCGCATCGGATAATGAGTTTGCAGCCAGTGCAAAGGCTTCTGCAGAAGTTAATCCACCGTCTTCGCCACGCTCTGCAACCGCACGAGCATATGCACCAAGAATTACAGGCTCTGAAGGCACTAATAACTCTGTTGTGTTTTCAGTTAGTTTAGCCTGTGGTATAACAAAGTTAAATCTTAGACTGTACGTAGTGTCAGGAATAGGATAGATATCTACTTGGATATCACCGTCTGAAGAGACACCGTTGAATGTGTAGTTACGAGGCTCTCCAGTCTCTACAGCCGAACTAGGGTTTAGAAAGCGATCATCAAACCACTTGCTAGTCTGCTGCTCCATGAAGAAGTTAGAAGTATCGTTAATGACATCTAAGACACGGAAGCGTGTACCAGCACCATTCATTTCATAGTTGAATGTATTCGCTGTTGTAGTAACTGTTAGAGTCTGACGTAATGCAGTCCAATTCCAAGCATCTTCAACCTGACGCTTTGCATCATTCACAAACTCACCAATCAAAGTACTGTATGAATTATCAGTAACATTGACGATTTGTTCTTCCCGTAACCGGACTAAGACACTGTTGACAAGTTCTTTGTATGTCATTACCACTTCACCTTGTTAGCCCAATATGCTGCAGACATCTTACCTTTGGCAATATTCTTAGCATGACGTGCTTTAAATGATTTTTGACGAGCTGTAGGCTTTTTATCGCCTGTGACTCCCTGCTGACCAAAGCGAATGGTCTTGACTTTATCGCCTTCTTTGGCTACAACCACATGAGACTTTGTAGGGTGCTTTGGCGTACGCTTTGGTTTATTAAAACCTTCCACACCTGCTCTTTCTAATCGTGGATCTTTCTTAGACATTTGAATTGTTCTCAATAACAGAAATAAGCATTGTCATACTTTGTGTAGCTGAGGCTTCAATGTAATCACCGGATTTCATATAGATGAATTCATTGAACTCACCGCCAACAGTAAAGAATTCTTTAGCTGTGACGGTAAATCCTGAAAGAATAGGTAATGTAGCATCTTCAGAAGCATCATAGTAATTGACAGTTACACTACCGTTAGAGCCACTGGTGTTTGTAATATACAACAATACCCATTCAGCATCTTTATAATCTGGTACAGTGTATAGAGTTTGTAACGTACCTGTTAAAGCAGCACCTGCGCTGATCTTCGTAGACATTACTTTTTCTTCTTAGCTGTCTTTGCAGCTTTCTTAAAGGCTTTAGCAGTAGGTGCACCTTTGGTGCCTGGTTTACGCATTGTTTCACCAGAACCGGCTTTAATGCGCTTACGTTTTGCATGAATGTTTGCGTAAAGTCCTTTGCTCATTTCTTTGCCTTTTTCTTTGCCTTACGTGCTGTAGCTAACGCAATAGCCACTGCTTGCTTCTGAGGCTTACCAGCTTTCTTTTCCCTACGAATGTTCTCAGAGATTGTTTTCTTGCTGTAGCCTTTCTTGAGTGGCATTACTTCTTGCCTTTCTTCATGCACTTACCAGCTGACTTACATGAGTAAGGGCTAGGACATCCTTTACATGGTGTAAAAGGCTTTTTTGCACTTTTCTCAATACCACGAATCTTTGATTCTGCTTTCATGTAACGCTGTTCAGCACCTGGGTCACGATATGGGCTAGGCTTCTTCATACTATTTACCTTTCTTCAAATTCATGAGTTTGTCTGCGCCCTTGACTCCAAATGAAGCCGTGACCGCAATGAATAATAAATACTGATACCACTCTGGTAATGCATTTAAAGCTGAGAATGCTTCATTCATCCGAGCAATAACAACTGGATCGTCCATAGCTACAGAGTATGCTACAGCAATCAAAGGTGCGCTAAGGATTAAACTAAACCATTCATCCTTCCAAGAGTTAGCTGTTGCATCAGCCATCTTGTTTTCCCAGTCAGCGTCATTCTGAATTGCATTAAGTTTGCGCTGCTGGATTGCTTTCTTTTCTTCGGCCTTGCCTTTGATAAAGTCTTTGGCTAAGTCCATTGCTGGACCGATCAATAAGTTAAGCATCTTTCTTACCTTTCAACGCTGATGCACCAAAGAAGGCTGAGACAAGAACAGCAATAGATGCAAAGTAGGTAGGAGCTATATCAGCAATTAGTTGAGCGGCTGTACCCATAGAGAAGGCATCAGCAAAAAAGATACCAAATGGATACAATAAAAGACCAATAAGAGCAAACCAAGCCATTTTACGAATCGAGTCACGTTGTGCATCCTCGTCTTCCATTTTACGTCTCATGTCTTCTAACATGATCTTACGCTCTTGTTCGTCTAGTTTGCCATCACCATTAAGGTCATATTTTTCTAGTTCAGTCATATTTTCCCACTCAGTATAACATAAAAGTTTTTAAAAGTCAAGAAGGTTATTTACCCTTCAGCGAGACCATCCAATAAACTGCATAAACAACGATCCCAACAGCACACAGGATGCCAACGGTAACAGCAGTACCAAGAAGCACGTCTTTAATAAGTTTCTTCTTACGGGCTTTCTCAGCGGCTTCTCTTTTAGCTTGGTTTTCTCTGAGTTGCTTTCTGTTGGCAATAAAGGTGCAATAGTCTTCCCAGAGTCCTGGTCTTCCTGCATATATAAACTGTCTCTTAATTTCAGCTTCATGTTGTTTAATATCTTCTAGTGCCCAGAATGCTTCCATGTCTCCATCTTTAGAAGCCTTCTCAAGTTCTGCTTTAGAGTCTGCAAGTTTGGTAAGATCTTTACCCATTGCACCAACAGACTCAACATGTCCTGCAAATTCTTTAATTGCACTGATAGCTTCGTTGGCTATCTTAATCGCAGCAATTGCTTCAAAAATCACTGGTGTTTCTCCTTCAATCGTCCTGACATGAAATGTACATTATGCGGATGCCTGAGAAACCGAACCGAATTGAGTATCTCTGAGAGTACGTTGCGGTTCTTCCGTTCTTTTTCAGTCTTTGCTACTTGTGGTCCTTGCCACCAATATAGTCTGTCATCGTCTGGGTCATACTGACTCATCCCACAGACATAGATTTTACTAAACCCCATCTGATCTGCTGCTTTGATAGCTAACACTCCAGAATAGTTAGGTTTAATCTCTTGCCGATAACGAATAATGTCATAGGCTTCGTTGTTCTTGTCATCACAGACCGTTGCAGATCGTGTGATAAACGTAGTATCGCAGTCTTTAACAAGAGGCCATACTTTTGAATCTATAAAGGCTAGGTAGTCTAACGGCATAATCATGCTATGCTGATTGACTCCTATTAGAACATCTACATCAGGCAAAGATTGAATGTCTTTGACCAATGAAGGGCCACCACCTAATACTGCACAGGTTTGACCCTTATGATGATCTTTTAAGCCTTCAATGTATCTCATACCCAGTGGTCTTTAATCCAGCGATCTTTGCAGATACTAGGATCTACATTACCGTGGAAGACTACCATGCAACAGTTCTCTGGTAAGTGTCCTAAGCCTCTGATGTGCTTCTTATAAGAGTAGATACCATCTTCTCTACCAAAGGTTTTCTCACCCAGTCCTAAGACAGTACCTATCCAGGCTTGGTCAGTACCAATGTATCTACGAGCTAACTTACGAGACTTGATCCCTTGGAAGTTTCTCCACACTCTTGACCGTGTACCAGCCTTCATGCCTATTAAGCTGCCACAGTACGGTGTAGGTGGATTCACATCTACCCAAGACCAGAACTCATGCTCATGGTCAACTAAGTGGTCTATGTTGCCGGTAATGACTATGTCAAGGTCTAACCACATAAACCGTGGTGCAATAGACTTGCCTACTTCTTCATCAAAGGCTTTGAGGCGAACATAGCAGCCTCCCATCTCACGCCAATCGTCCCATAATGGGATGACTCGATCAGGCTCTGTAAACAGTGATGGGTCTTGATCCGTAATCAAAACATATTCAAAATCTAAGGTGCAGTGCTTCCGCAGTGCTCTACCTAGTTTTTCAACATGCTCTACCTTGAACTCAATAATGTCTTTATCTTTATACTTAGGGTCAGTCCAAAGAAACGTAACAAATGCAAAGTCTTTCACTTAAATACCATTGGTTTTGTTGTAGTTGTATCTAAGGTGATTAACTGTCCTAGTTTCTTTTCACCTTCGCCTTTATAGAATCCACCTCTAGGGAAAAATGTGAGTTCACCAAAATAGACTGTGTCATCTACACTGAAGAGATCTACACGTACATACTTGTACGGCTTAGATAACTCTTTAGCCAATTCAATCATCTCATCCCATGTCTTAGGTTTAGTGAAGCTAGAACCTAACTTAAAGTTTGTATCAAATAAGATACCTGTGTTAGTTCCATCAGGGAGTACATTGACCTCTGAAGTCTTCTTAAACCGATCATAGATGTATTGACACCAAAAGACTTCACCATTACCGCAATGGAATTTGTAGTCTGCAGGGACTTCGCCTGGTAGTCTAC